CAACTAAGTCATCTCCACTAGCTGGAGTAGGGGCAGCCATAAATACAGCGTTCTTAATTGAGAACAATATCTTATATGGCAATGCTGACGTTCCAATCTTTGTTGCACTTTCTACTTCAATATCAACTCTTTCAGCGTGAACATCGAATGATGCTTCAGTCTTATTTGCTCCTCCGTAGAAAGCTTTCTCGTAAAGTTTTGAAGTAGTATCTAAAACAATATCCATTGAAAGGTCAATTTCTCTTCGCTTCTCAGTAATGTCTCCTAGGAATCTTGAACCTACTCTGAAGTCATCATTTTCAAGATTATTCTTATAAGACAGTGTTACAGACTTTGAACTAACAGCTACTCCTCCGATAGTGATTGTAGCTTGAGTTGCAATAAGCATCGGTGCTGATTCAAATGATTCTGTTCCAGCTGAACCAATCTCATCTGAGATTCCAACAATATCAAATTTAGCCATTGATGGTTCTGATGCATTCATTGAAATTTCAAATCCTTCAACCTTACAATCAGTATAATCAAATATTTGAATATCATCTGAGATAGTTTTCTTTACTGATAGCCAAGGAAGCGTTCCTGAAGCTACAAAGTTATGCAGATAAGCTCCAAGACCAAGTGATCCTGATGCTGTATATTTCCCCATTGCTCCATAGAACAATATTCCAATTGCTTCTGGTCTTACGTATGAATCAATAGAACCGGCAATTTTATAAGTGCCCTGAAAAATATCGGTGATATCTGACCCTGATCCTATTTCAACATCAGGAATTATTTTTTCACCTTCTGGATTAATATCTATTGACTGAACTTTCATGTAATCAGTTGGCTCAGTAAATGTTCCTTTCACCGGCTGAATGGCTAATCCCATGCTCCCAGTTTCACTTGTATAACTCATAAATTTTTATTAAATAGTTACTCCCACTATTATACTTAAATTAATTAAACACGCATTCCCTAATTGTCCTACTTTTAAATCACCTGCTTCTCCGTACTGAATATCATCTATATTATAACTCAAAACATCTTCCTTTACTCCATCTCTAGTAAGCGACAATCCATTCAGTGCTCCAGTATCGTTTGCAAAATATTTAAAAATTCTATTAGAGATTATATCTATTTCATTCTGTCCACTATTGAAATCAGCATTTTTTACTAGAAGAGCAACCAAACAATTGTATTTCTTAGTAACGGGATAACTCTTTCCTATCTCTCTATCAAATGAGGCGTAACCCGGAATGGTAACTCCACAAAAATAATTTACAGTAACTCTCTCTGGGATTCTATTTGAAACTTCCTCTACCAGTGTCTTAGTGTATTCTGATGAACTGAATCCTATGTTATCCTCCAATCCATCCTTTATATTTGTTAAAATATAATTTCTCATTAAAATGATTTTAAAATCCAATTTCTTAAACTATTTGTCAATGTTTTTCCATCTTCCTTTTGGAATCCTAGCATCGGCCTTGCTGGTAAATCTTGCCCACTCTTCCCTCTGCCCAATTGATGAGCTCTAAATTTAATCTTTTCCTTTGCTCTCAATTTATCAATTCCCCATATCATCGTTGACTGAGTTGGTGAAGATGAAACATCTCCTCTTATAGTAGAAACTTCATCCTTTAAGTTTCCAGTCCTTGATAATATTTTGCCTGCGGAAAATCCTTTATTAACTCTATCTATTATCGTATCGTCTGCTAACAGTTCCCAGCTTGGTCTACCCTCTTTATCAAAATTCTTTCCAACGCTTTTATTTACTATCGTATCTGGCTCTCCTGATTTCATCCAACTGGTAACTAGAGTGTTTACCTTACTCATTTTATCCAAAGCTGTTTCTACTTGTTGAATTCCAGATATTGTAATTTTTATCATACACTCTTGTTATCTTCTTGACTGTTGTATGGCTTTGAATCAACTACTCCTTCTATCGCATCATTTTCTATTCCTGACATTGGTCTCCCAAATGTTTGTTCAGCGTCAGGAGCTTGACCTAGTATCCTTGGTGGGTCAATTACTTCATCACTATCATCTGTGTCTCTTTCTGCTTCTGATGATAATGTTATTTCTTCATTTCTTAGTGCATCTAATTCAATCTTTGCTTCTGATAATAGTTCCTTAGCATATTCTGATACATTTTCTACTTCATGAATTGTTGCTACTGCCATTAATATCCTACCAGCAGTTCTCTTAGCTTCTACTGACCTTAGTATCGAAACATCTATTGCATCTGTCGATGTTACTGGAACAGTGTATAAGCTCCTTAGTCCAGCATTTATATGGTTATAAGCCTCTACACGAAAATTGTCTATGACCATATCAACAGGCATAGTTACATTTGACAGATTTTCTGAAACATCTCCATCCCTTGAATAAGTGGTTGTCATAAATTTATGGCCTTATTGATAGGGCTTTTTACGCCCTATCCATAAAGCAACAAATGCTTTTACGTGGTTCTATTAAAACACTTGAGCATTGAATAATGCTTCTGGGTGAATAATACGAGGGAATGCGTCTAGGCCAACACCGGCTTCAATTCCGAATGGATCTTTCTTCTCATCAGTCCAAGAGTAATAACCAGGTTTGTATCCAGCTAGTGGATGCATAACTCTAGCAGTGTCTCCAAGTTCTACAGTAGATGAAAGCATGATAACTGTGTTTTCTGCAAGGAATCTAGTAATAGTCAAACCATCTGCACTTGTGTAAGTTGTATCATATAGTTCAATCTTGATTCCAGTATTTTCTTCGATAACAGTTTGAGCCTTAGAAACGCTCATCATTGGATTTGTGTACTGCATCATGTTTCTAAGAACAGTATTGTTCAAAGCATAAATCAAGGTCTTCCTTGACATGATAATAGTATCCATCAAAATTCCAGTATTTTCAAGAACATCTTGCTGCCATCCTAGAATATCATCTAACGGAGTAGCAGTTGCAGTTACACTCCATAAAACTGAAGGAACAACTCCAGATTGTCCAGGGTTGAGTCCATAGTCAACTGAGAATTTAATCTTAGATGTTGATGGAGAGGTAATCTTTCCTAAAAGAGCATTGATTTGTAGCCATTCAAGACGATTATCAATAGCATCTTTGCTTCTTTGAAGTGCATCTCTAACTTTCTTTTTAGCGGCTGCTCCCATTTGAGCAATTAGTGAATCTTGACCATCTACGATTGGAAGCATTCCAGCTTCTCTAATCTTTCGTAGATCAGAAGCGTTAAATCTTTCTTTCTGGGAAAGACTAACTACATCTGCATAAGCACGTGAGAAAGCTTGTCTTCCAACTAGCTTTGCTTCTCCATCCACAGCTCTGAAGTCTGCCATTGGTGAAACTGCTTTAACAATGTCCCATGTTAATTCCTCAGTAGCTGAGTCATAAAATGGAAGATAAGATAGACCGATTTTCTTTCCACCCTTGTTTTCCAACTTGTTAACAACGGAAGTCATTGTGGCTTGGTCTAAGCCGTAAACTTCTAATTTATCTGACATATTTTTTTAAAAAGTGAATTAATTATTTAACTAGAATGTCTAGCGTAGCATTTCTTAATAGTTCTTTGTAAGTTGGTGGAAGTGCTCCATCAGCTGCACCCATAACTATTTGTGATTCTTTTACTGTTCCTTTAACTAGAACACCAGCGTCAACATCACCATCTGATAAATCAGCGAAAGTGTCATTGATTCCAACGATGGAATAAGCCAATTGTCGTCCGTCTGTTTCTGTTGGGTCATAAGGGCCAACTAATCCAGATGCAGTTGATGGGGAAGTAATCGTCGCCAAAACTACACCTTTGTTCATGTACTTTTTGCTGTCAGAATCTACAGTTGATACAGCAGTTGCATCTATTGTGTATGATTCAAATTCTGTGTTCTGAGTAGAATAAAGGTATTCCTTTATAACTATACCAGAAGCTGGAGTTATTGATCGCATATTTTTTTATAAAATTAATTATTTATTAGTTTCTTTAATGAAGTCATCTGCCTTCTCGTCCGCAGTTTTCTCAACTTCTTCTCCTTCAGGCTTTTCACCTTCTTTAACCTCTACTTCTTCCTCTTCAAATTTAACAATTTTAGGGGAATTTTCTTTTGCAACTTTATATTTATCAAATTGCTCTTCAGTTAAATCTTTTGCGAAAGCTGTTTCAGCTTCCAATTGAGCTGGAGTAACTTTTCCTTCTTTTAGCAAACCATCAATAAATGATTCTCTTTTCTCAAGAAGAAACGCTACCTTCTCTGCTCTTAGCTTAGTAAGCTCAGTATATTCAGCAGCGAATAACTTTTTAAACTCTCCTTCGGCTTTCTCAGCTGGAACTTCTTCAACCTTTTCAGCTGGGACTTCTTCTTTTGCTTCTTCAGCTGGAGCTTCCTCAGCTTTTTCAGCTGGTACTTCTTCAACCTTTTCAATTTTCTCTTCCTTTACTTCCTCTACCTGAGTCTCTTCAGGGGGAAATGTCTCTTTTATTTCTTCTGACATATTTTGTATTGCGTTAAGATTAATTAAATCAAAATTTTTATTATCTTTAGAATATGAGAACTTTGGGCTAAGACCTTCGACCTGTGGAATATCAACCCATGCAAATCCATATAGGATTGGTGAATAAATTGTTCCATCGTTATCATCATAAGTCCCTATCTCTGCACTTCTATTAATATATGAGCCCTCCTCAATCTTATCCCACATATTATCAGAAGTAACCCTTATGTCTGCTACTAGCTTATTACCAACTCTCTTTAATTCAGATACGTATCCTCCAACCTTATCAATAACTCCCCCGACTCCCATAAATGATGGGTGATCTGCTCTAACTGGTACATTAGGTAATATGTTGTGAGACTTGAGGAAATAGAAATTTGCTACCATCTTATCTAACCCAGAATTCTTAAACT